TGGTCACTGTATTCTGTCCTGGTATCGAAATCTAATTCGCCTATTTTACCTGAGCGATCATCGCCCACTAAAATCTTTCCAAAAGCTTTCAACCCATGAACAGCCCGCCAAGGCAAAAAGCCACTACCATTTGTAATACCTGTTTGCCGTTCATGCCATTCTGGTTTACCGGATAAGGCAGAAGTAACAGCGTCATAAACAAAAGTATTATTCCCTACCGTGAAGACAGCAAAATAATTACCATTTTGTGCATAGGCAAAAGCTGTGGCATCGGCTATTTGCGCGGCTGTGTTCTTTTGGATAAGTTGATCAATAGAGGCTGTTGATATCTTTTGTACAGAAGACCCTAGCGCTCTCCAGATAGCGGGTTGTTCGCCAAGATCACCCCCAATAAACAAAAAACTATTGTCAAACTCAATGACCGATAACCTTGCTGAACAGCCCTTTTGTATCACAGCGCCCTGTATTCTCTGGAACGGGAATCCCGTGGTCACAATAGTCCTATACACCTCTATTGTATTTTCACCTAAAATATAGAGCTGATTATGGTTATTGTGTCCTGCAACGATAATGTCTGGGCTTATCTCAGCGTCGGCAAAATCCAAAGCATTAAAGTTCTTGCCGTCATTGGTTGTCTTAACAGAAGAACTGAAAAATACACTGTTTGTCGTATAGACATAAAAACCATCTTTAAAAGTAACCGTCGTGGCCTGTCCAAAGCTTAAGAATACAGCGTTATTGTTAGTTTCTAACGTATTGGTAGCAGGCGTAAAGAAAAAGCTCTCCCCTGTCGGATCTTGAATAGCAATATTAATACCGTTCGAGGTTATAGAGACATTACTAGAACCTGATATGGTGCCATGATTGGTAATCGTACCGCTTGAATTTAAGGATATTAATGAACTGCCAATAACGTAATAAGGAATTCCATCACTAAAAACAATGGAACCCCGACTACTGCCAGATCCAAAATCAGCAAATTCAGGTATTCCGGGCGTATTAAATAAAGCCCGTTTGCTAAGTGCATCAGCCTGCGGGATAACTGGATAGGCGTTCACAACCCGCTTGTCAATCAACGTAGGCGATTGACTCACGTAAAACCCATCTGCAAAAGGCAATTCTATTCTAGCCATTCATCACCGGCTGTATGTTCAGGGAATCAGGTTCCCTATCAAATCCAAGCGCATCCTGTAGCATTTCTTCCGCTTTTAAAGTAAGTCGATCTAGCCTGTCTTGCGGAATGCGGTATTCAGGCGCTATCTCAACAGCTAAGTTATATTTTAATATCCTAAACCATTCAGCAGGGAAGTCTGGGTTATCGGCCGTATCAGTATTAATATCGATAGGCCGCTCGTAGGTAAACTTAGCCACTTGATCGACATTGTTGGCGGTTTGCCAGATATAAATCCGCCCATTGGTTAACTGAGGAGAGTAATACCAGTTGTTCATTTCCCCTTGGGAAGTCTTATCGGGCTGGGCAAAATATTCCTGCCGGGACCACTGATTAGCTTCTATTTCGTCCAATTGTCCAATCGTTTGCCGCCTGTTCTGCAAAATGCGAATCGGGCGCGGGATTAAATTTGAAAAACAAAATACACTGTTGTTAATAGTCGCCGCTCCGGTAAGGCCAGTGACGTTAAACACTTGAGTAGAGCTTAAAACCTCAACTATTTTGGTCCACTGGCGGGTTCCGCCATCCAGTTCAATCCCAATAAAGTCGCCGGTTGTTTCATCTAGAATTTCTATTCTGTCAGTAATCGTGTCGTTAGTGGCGGCAGTATCGCCGTTCAATATTTCAAAGGTATGGCTCGTTTGTGTAGCGGTGAATTCAAACTTACCTGTACCCGTCGCACTCAAGGAGACAGAGCCTAACGTTGTTGTACCGTCTTTCATGGAGTAGGTTACAGAAGGGCTTAAACCTTTGGTAAAGTCCACTATAACGCGGTAAATACGGCCTGATACTAAGGATGTGATGGTTCTTTCAGTTTCGCCCGCTGCCGCTGCCGCATTAGAGACTTTCAACGATGTACCCGTTAACACAATGGTTCCCGCCACAACTGTCCAACCTTGCAAGGATTCTGAAGGATCAGACGGTAATATGTCAGTAGCGCCAGTCTTCCCGGTCGTGGAATCAAGGGTCAATGTTCTGTCGTTCGTGACCCCGGCAACGGCCAATTCTGTATTGACAAAATCATCGATATTGGTCGCTTCATCACCACTTGGGCCTAGCAAGTAATCAGTCTTGCCAACATCTAAAAATAAAATACCTTCGGTTTTGGTCCAGAGATGTAAGCCCTGGCTCTGCCAGCTTTTAACCAGAAAGTTCAGTGCTTCCAGGCCGTCTTGGGTATCATTGGCATCAGGAGTTTGATTAGCATCAATTTGCCCAATCAATCGCAGCGCGCCGCTAACAACGTCAAGGGCTGTAGTCGTTAATACTGTCGCCGTCATAAGTCGTCCCTAGTTGGGGTAAAAAACTTATCAGGCTGTCTAGGGCGTGAATCAGGCACCGCTATTTGTTCGTCCCTTCCTCTAATGTCTAACTGCGGTTGCTTTTTTTCCCATTCTTCAACACCCACAAGTAGACCATCCCAAGTAAACCGACATTGGGAACGCTTTAACTTCTGACCAGACCTATCAGAGATAACATTGTAATCCCCGAGAATAGCCCGGTTTTTACGCGGTCCGATCATTTGTGAGCACTCTTATGCTTTTTCTTACTTTTTTTATTTCCGGCATGAACTCCGGCAGCTTGTGGTAACTGGTGTCCTGCTTTCTGTTGTAATGTTTCTCTTACTCTGGACATGTTTTAATCCTCTATTAAAGATACTTTAAAGACGGTAAGTGCCCCGCTAGACACAAGTATATTTGCGGTAGTATCCACATTTGCAACAAAGGCCTGTATTGTTGAACCTTCTTGAATATTGAATGCACCAAGACTTGTTAATGTGGATGGGTCTTTGTTCTTTGTGCCGGAGACTGTCTTTGTTCTTTCTACGCTATCAATCGCTACTGCCAGCTCTGCAAGATCGGCGCCTCCGCCAACTTTTTCCATAGTTGCCGTGATAATGCAAAAAACCATGAACGGAAATTGACCAGAACTATTTAGTTTACCTGTGTTATCAGATGTAAATCGTTCCAGGATATCGCTTAACCAGCTAGTGCCGCCAATGGGGACAAAAACTCCGGCAGTTGTGATTACAGCAACGGTCGGATTAAATAAAAATGTATCTCCTACGTTTGTAGTTAAATCCTTAACGATCTCCGAAATCTTAGCATTAACATGTTGTGTGGTCATAATCACTCCCCAACAAAGAAGTTATCCTGCTTCTGTAATATTAACCGTCCCCGTTGCCGCTCCACCTGCCGTTAACAGCCAACCATCATAGGGTTCATTGAGAACTCCCACAGCCCCGGCTACGATAGCTAAAGCTCCCGCTGCCGGGGTATCAAACGTAGGTGATGCGGCCTGTATGTCTTCGTTTGTTACCGTAATCGTAATAGTTTGGTCTGTCAGGTTTTGAATGGTCGCATTGTATTGTGCATTTCTCCTGGAGTTAGCAACAAAATTCTTCGTTGTATCAGACGCAAATGTGATGGTGTGCCTCATGGCCTTTCTCCTGTTATGTTGCTACAACAGTGACGCCAGACGATAAGGGTCTCCATCTTAAGCGATGAACCCACGTACCGGTAGTAGTGCCAACGCCGATAACGATTGTGATAACCCCTCTATTAGCTATTACGCCACGCGTGTGAACGCCCGTTAATGCTACGAGAGGGTCAACTACATCTGGAGCCGTGGTTAGCGCCGTTCCATTAAGCACAACGGCAGACCCGGCAGCCGCGTTAGCCAAAGAAGCCGACGCGCCAGAAAATGTGGTCGCTACCCCAGTCTCAGGGTCCGCGCTATATTGCAGCGTCGAAGCTGTCGCGTCATTTAATGTGATACATTCGCTAACTAATGACAGGATCTCAATGGGACCATTTGCAACAGTAAATATCGTGTCGCCGTTAGTCATGACAGCAGTTGAAGTTGTTGAAGATTTCTCGCCTTGAACATGAGTTTCTATTAGATTCTTGCTCACGACTGAAACAATATCACCATCAGCTAAAGCAGTACCAAACGCCGTAACAGTAAATGTGCCCGTCGCAGAAACGTAACCAGTAATTAAGCGAGTCTCACCCTCGGGTGCCGCGCTTGAGCCTGCCGCATCCTTAATGACAGTCATAAACCACTGATCATCAAAGTAATCATTGCCAAATCCTGCCAACTTATCAACAACAGGCGCAGTAGTACTGGCCGCCGTATTAGTGCCAGTGTATGAAACATTGTTGATATCATTAACAATACTTTTGTGTAGGACTAATACTTCATCGTTAGGAGCTAAAGCCGTCCCAAAGTTGTTTATGGTAAATGTGCCTGTCGCTGAAACATAATCAGTAATGAGTCGATATTCTCCCTCCGGAGCTGCGCTTGCACCACCAACATCGAATACCACATACATAAAATATTCATCATTAAAGAAGTCGTTCCCAAAGCCCGCTAGCTCTGCGACAATAGCAGTTCCGCTAGCAGCATTTGAGTTAGTGCCGCTAAACGAAAGCGCGCTTGCTCCACTTGCAAGCCCGGCATCTCCCCCGCCTAATCCTATGTCTTTTCCAGCCCCGTCATCAACACCAACACCTTTGGCGTTATCAAACTGCATGTTTGATGCGGCAGTGATAAATACCTCTCCTGAAGCGACACGAATACTTGAATCTTTTATCCAACCAGTTGAAGTCGTTTGCAATAAAACGCCGACTGTAGGAGTAGAACTCTTATTGTTAAGAATAAGATTAGTCAAGTTAGCATCAATCCAAGCAGTTCCGTTCTCAATAATTGCAGTACCGAAATCACCCGTGATATCAATGTTATTCAGCTTACAATCTTGCGCCCCGGCAATTTGAATATGAGACTGTTTCTGGGTTCCAGCCTCATCGCCTCTAACGTAACGATATCCGTCTATGACCATTCGATCAGCGGCGGCATCAGCTATAATAGCGTCAGTCGTATCAATGCCTACAGCGTCTCTAAATTCTCCACCTATGATAGTGAAGTCAGCCGCATTAACATCGATAGGGCCAGTTAAAGCATCGATACCAGCCACAAATAGAGGGTTAACTAGCGTGATATTTGCTGCATCGATATCCATATCAGCACCAACAACTGTGGTGAAATTAATCTGAGCACGATTAGAGCCTTCACCAAGAAATACAATAGCTGTACCCGCTATATCAAGATCAAGCATCGCTGCTGCACTAACAGTTTCAACGTGACCATTTTTACAATATATTTTATCGCCAGCCACAAAATTAAGACCGGCTGCATTGTTATAAATATTAGCAATACTGCCGAACGAGCGCTTAAATGTGCCAGCATTACCATTACTGCCATTCACTGAATCTACCCAAAAGATCTTACCTGGATAGGAATCTAAGATTGGTAGATTGCGACTGATCAATCCGTTTGGAAAACCTGTATAAGTTGAAGGCGTGTTAGCCATGTTAAAACTCCTATGAAACCGTTGTACGGTCTTTAAAAAAGAAAACTACATAGTTCATTAAATAGAGGGGCTTGCGCCCCTTTTGTCATGCTCCGGCAGATGCATATAAGGTACGCTTATCGGAATAACCGAATGAATAACGCTCATCGGCTTTCATGCGCAGATTACCAGAAGTAAACGCATTATCTTGACCAAACTCGACCGCTTGACGGGTAAAGTATTTCGCGCCGTCAGGCACATTGGTTTTGATAAACCAGGCATCAGCATCTGTTAGGTAATTGTTAATAGTGAATCCATCACGCAATGCGTTCATATCACGCACGGCATTAGTGGCATTATCACTCGTGTCATTCTGAAGAACCGAACCTAAAACACGTTGAAATTCAAATTGCAATGCATTAGGGCCAATCAATCGAATTCCCTTTAATGCAATCTGCAAATCTCTAGGATCTGTGGCGTCACCTATGATAATTAACAAATCTTCAAGCGAAGCTTCAGAAAAATCAGCATCTACTGCTAACTTATTGCTGAAAGTCCCACCTGTAGGGCCATTAACGTTCACAGTGGAGAACAACTCTATACCGTCCCCGCCTGACTGAGTAAAGGCACTATTAAAACCACGATTCAAAATATTAGCCCCTACAACTTCCTTGGTTTGCGTCATAGAAAAAGCTAATCGACTTGTATTGTTTTGAAGCTGCCCATACAGTTCATCTTGCATAGCCTCTTTTGACTGGATAAATCCCTTGCCATAAGTAAGATGCTGATAAACAGGAATGAAGCCCTGGCGGAATGAATCGAATGATATTTCATCGCTTTCAGGCTTTTCAGGCGCAAGCCCTAAACCTTCCAGTTGTGCATCAGACTCAAAGTTCTTGGTCGAACTGAATGTGTCAAAGATTTTACTCCACTGCGTTTCGTGCGGCTCATAATTAGCGCCAAAGATACGATTTAAACCCTCTTCTAATAGGCGGGGTATAGTGCCTGTCGTAATTGTACCGGCCATGATAAACCTCCTATTAAGCTATGCCAGCCGCGCCATCAGAGGCGGTACTAGCATTAGGGCGAAGAAGAACACGATTCCCAAGTACACCGGCAGTGTCCTCTAAAAGAGCGACAACGCGGTAGGGAAGCGTCTGGGTAGTAGCGACTGTGGCAAAGTCGGCTGTCATATTTGAAATAGTGAGACTGCCAGATTTAGTTGCTGTAGTGATATTAATGGCAGTGTTGAGACCAACACTTGCAGCATCATAGGTTGCATCTGCGTCAATTTCGTACAAAGCAAATTGATCGACGCGGACCCTGACTAAGCCAGCGGTTAAAGCGGCTAGGCCTGTTTCGGTTAAGTCAGTGGTAACGACTTCTACGGATTCGAGGACACCAGTATTTGCGGTAGTAGTGTTTCCGGTATCGACTTCAGAGACCCCATTAGCATCGCCATCGCCTGTAATAACAACGGCATCACCGGGGGCTAAAAGGGTAGCGTGTGCAGCGTCTACGGCAAATGTTGAAACATTGCCCGTAGTACCGCCGCCCGATTGGGATTTGCGGTATTTGAAACCAGCCATAATAGACTCCAAAAATAGTCAAAAATATGAAACCCAACACCAACATGGTGAAGGGCATACTCTCAATCTACTTTCGGTGGGTCTTTGGCCGGTGATTGAGCTAGAGGACTAGCCTCTAATCTCTTTGTTTGCCATATTAGGCAAGCGGATCATACTCGTCTTTCTGTAAAACATGGTGCCTGCCCTCTGGCAGATACTCATGATATTCGCCATCTCTTTCTAAGATTTGTTGCTTCTTAATAATACCAGATAGCTTATCTTGTTTCAATTTTTTGCTCTTCAAGCCAATATTTCTTCTCAATTTTCATTAAAAATTGTTTATAAGGGCCGTTGGTCCGTGTGATGTTATGGCCATCTGTATCTTTCACCAGCTCATACCAACAGCGTTTGGCTTGTTCAATGCGACCGTCACGATCTGACATCCAACGTGGGTGCCATTTTTCTTCATCCACCAATCCGGGCGGGAGAGATAGTTTTAGCGTAGCTCCCATCGATTCACGAGGCGGTCTATTAGCGCTATGGGCTTCTTCCACCCGGTCTGCTTCCAACTCGACCCGGCTATTTTTTGCCTGAAGTGCTGTTTTATCGGCTCTTGGGCGACCTCTGCCGCGTTTTGGCTGGTTCATTTGGAATTCCTCTCATCTTGTACGGCTTGCAGATAATCATCTTTTGTCTTCCAAGCTCCAGGCATAACGTTGTACCACTTTGCTTCATCGGCTGTTAATTGTGACCAGCTTAGCTTAACAGTGGCTTTAGTGCCGGGTTTAGAACGGCCACCTTCAACAGTAGAAGGCTGGGAGCGCCGCGGGTTAACATCGGGGAACTGTCCTGCAACATCAGATTCCATTGCAATTATGGCCTCATCGGGTGACTTGGTTTGTGAATGCGTATTAAATCGCATCATGGCATAAGCTGCTTTGGGGGTGTCTTCCCTAATCCATGCATTACTAGTGTTCCAATTGTCCAGGACATCTTGATTGTTTTGAGGTGCTGGTGTTTCAGGAATAGCCTGTGCTCTCACCTCATCGATCTGGCCCTGTATGTTATTGGCCTTTTCCCGGTCGGCTTCATCGATAGCGGAATCACGCCGTGACTCAAGTTCCGAGATAGCAACCTTCATCTGTGCTTCTTGCAGCTTTTTGTGATGATCTAAGCGGGAGCCGAAATCAGTTTTAGCCGCATCTAAGTTCTTTTCGAGACGCCTGATTGTACCTATCATTTCGCCGCGTTCATTGAACTTCTTAGCGCTTACCCAATCCTCAGCATCGCCATTCCATTCATCCTTAGGACGCCAGCCATTGCGCGTAGCACGCTCTTGATCTGGATTTACCTCTGGAGCTTCTTGCTCTTGATTCTCTTCTGAAGCTTCTTCCTGATTCTCTTCTTCAGCCTGTTCTGCTTCAGCTTGTTCTACTTCTGCTTGTTCTGTCATAATTTTTCTACTCCATACCACAAGTCTTTGCTAAAACTTTTGATGTTATCTAATGGTTCTTTCAGCTCCCCAGTCATTAAATACCCTAGTATTAGCATACTTAATGTTACTATCGGTATCAGCCACCAAGCAATCAATACTCTAAGAAAGAAAATTCTCATTCTTTAATCCTCTATCACTCCAATAATATGGCCGTCTTGCACTAGCCTATATTCATCGCCTTCATCAACACCATCATAGCGCTGGAATCGGACTACATCACCAATCTTAACGCCCCATTGTGCGGCTCTTTCTTCTGCTGTTGTGGGGATTTTACGACCAGACCCTATGATTTTAACCAATTCATCATCATCAATTATATTTTCCATATCAATCCCTTGATAACCACTCCAAGCCGTTGGCCCCAATGCAACCAAAGTGCCTCTAAAATGCCCCTTCTGCTCACGCTCAGCTAAGTTACGGTTTTCCTTTTGCGTCTTTGGAGCGGCAATAATTACGTTGCTGCCCTCTATTTTTTCGTCATCCTTTTTGTCTAACGTTTCCATTTTTACTAGTACATAGTAACCAGTTGGTTTGATCATTTTTGTTCCTCTTTGTGTTTTAAATACGGTCTACTTTTCAATGCAACAGAAGATTTATATGTATGACCAGCAACACAAGCATCATTGCCGTTTAGCCTTCTCTCTCTAAACTGCCCGGATGATCCACATTTAGGGCAATAACCATATGGCGCAATATTTTCAAGTGGGTTATGAGAATCAGTCAGTACGTTGGTATAAGTAGTCATTTGATTTCCTCTTTGTGTTTCAGATTGGCAGTGTCTACGTATCGTTCTAATCCATCAAGACATTCCACTTCTACGTTTGGCGCCCATTGACCGGTTAACCATCTATCCATCGGATGCCAATATTGCAAAAGTTGAATAATATAACCGTCTATTTTTGCGCAATCCTCGCCAATAAAAGCGACGAACTCTTCTTCTGTTTTTCCTAAAGGCTTTAGCCAATCATCTATACTAGATTGCGCAATAGGCAATCCACGTATATCTTTATATTTAGATATTTTCATTCTTTCAGCTCAAACTCTTCTTTAGTCATTATGCGCACCATAACTGATACATATTAATTGTTACCGCGATCACTGCCATAACTATGGCAGCAATAGAATATATTTTTGCTTTTTTTAAAGTAGCGGATATATCTCTTTGCTGTTCTTTACCTTGGGGAGGACTCCACAAGGGTGCCAAAGGTCCGCCAGTATGGTATTCTTTTTGATGTCGAATAGCCTCTTCTTTGGTCACTTTAACTCCTCCAGCATCTGCACTCTATTTGATAGGTCATCGATTGCGTCTTTATGATTGGTCAAAGCGAATATAACCATTCCTATCCATATTGCGATTGCTATATATAAAAATAAAACTGGGCTATTCATCTTTATTCCCCACATGCTTCTATAGCAGCTAATATTTTGTCGTTATCGTCCAGAAGCATATAAGTATTAATAGCAGCCTGTATTATCAAACAGCAGGCAATAACGTTAATCAATATTACTAACTTATTCATCATTCCCCTCCAAACACTCAGGCGTCCACCCAATAGCAAAATCAACAGTATCTTGGACACCGTTAAACTTTGCGGCTTGTAAGCCAGCCGTATCGGATTTCTCCGCGTGGATATCATCGCCACACTGTAATTGCAGTTGCTCTAAGTCTTCAAAGAGCTGCTTAGTAATGATGTTGTGTCGCCAAGCCTCAAAGTCAGCTTGGGATATTGGATGGGACCGTCTCTGGTCTTGGAGTTTCTCTAGATAATCTTTCAGCATTGTCTATCTCTCTTTCTTTGATGGTATTGTCTATAGCCGAATTGACGGCGGATAACTGGGTAGTGTATTTATTTATCTGATTCTTTGCATCTTCTGATTCTGCTTTCTCTAAGTTTAAAACAACTTCAGATTCAGTCTTTTTAATATCTGACGGTACAGCCGCTAAAGCCGCCGCGGCCTCTTTCTCCTGGATAACCAGTAAACGCTCTCTATGGTCTATGTCAATCGCTTGTAGCTGTCTGCGCACTCTATCCTGCTGTTCCTGGGCTTGTGCGCGTGCGGCCTGCTCTTCACTCATTTGCTCTGGATCTGGGAAGACCTGGCCTAACAGATCATCAGCGCCAATAGCATCAAAGTAAGCTTCCCAGATAGCCCGCACGTCACCACCCGTTAATGCTATCTCTTGTGCTCTAAATGTCAAGGCCTCAGCTCTTTGGATGCGCTGCATTCTAGAGGACATTTCAGGGTTAGCGGTAGGCGCTATGTCTAAACTGTCTAAGCTAAAGTCTCTAACAAAATCAGCGTTAAGATCATCCAGCACAATCCGGTATAGCTCGGGATCAGTAAAGCGGGAGTTAAGGATAAACAACAGCCTGAACTCTTCAGACTCCGCGCCTATAACACGCTGCATGATAGCCGACATAGGTAGCATGGCTTCTTGTATGAGTGCCAATGTGGTTGTAGCGGGGGCATTAGGCGAAAGCACACCTTTTAGATCGGTGTTGACTGCTAATTCTTTGACTTGTCTATCCAGCTTTTCGTTCAATGCGAACAAAACAGCCGATGGTTCTTTGAATTGGTGTCGCAATACACCATTTTGTAAATCGGCGGGTGAAATATTAGTGTCTTCAAACTGCCCTGGCTTAAAGCGCAGATTGCCCATACGCTTTCTAAACCCTCTGGCTAGTAATCCGCCTTGAAGATTAGCCAATACGCCCGAGTCAGTTAATAGATTAGTGGTGGAGTTAATAGCCTTGCTCAACGAGCTGAGCAAATGGTAGTAACCAAGTCCTAAAAATGTACCATCAGTCGAGGGAATAAAATCATAGCAGACTATATTTTGATCAGGTTCAATCCTGACTAACTCCAGCCGCTTTACATTCTCCCTGTCATCTGGACCTAATGGGCGAATAGCATCACCATCCTTAACCGTGATACCGGATGCCTGGAAGCGCGCTACTATCCTAACAACTTGCTGCGTCTGCTTGTGCACAGTGACCGTGTAAGGTTCCCGATACCCATCGTCATCCAGGTCATAAAAACAGTTCTGCTCTAAAAACTGCTGCGGATTATCACTAGCGTTAATGACTTCCTGCTCTTCATTTGACCCTTCGTCACCTTCCGCATTTTCAGGATAAATATCAACATCTAGCCAAATGCCTGCCGCTTGCCGCTCAAATACCTCATCAACGGAGAAGTCCATAACATGGGTAAAAGGCACATCAATCAGGGATTTTGCGGCTTGGTTGACAACAAAGTCAGGGAAGTGGATCAGCTCTGATTTATTAATACCTTGAATGGGATCAAAGAATATTTTCTTAAAGACGGCGCCGACAGAAGGCAGCTCATACAACAACTTTTGCTGACTTTTCCGCCAGCCTCGCATTTGGTGGTTAATCTGCCAGTTCATAAACTCGACAACGTTCTCACCTGCCTGCTTCTTAGCGCCGGTATCATCATTACCGATAACGTCAGTCTTGACCAGATTACGGCCTCTGAGCAGCTCAGTCGAGGATCTGTCACCAAAGGTAATGGATGCTTCGATAATGGCAGGGGATTTGAAATTGCTGGCACCTTCCCAAGGCTGAGACTTAGCGGCCGTTTCCTGCTTGGCTATATCTTGACCATCTTCAACCATTTGCGTCCATTCGGTCATGGAGTCCAGGTCGCGGTCAAAGTCGGCAATGACTTGTTCGGCTAGCTTTTTGAGTACATTTTCCCCGTCTTCACCGTCGCGGATATCTTCGGCTATGTTGAGCTGGCCGATGTAGGAGATTAGTGTCTCTATGTTTTTAGCCATTATCAGTTTTCAGAAACCAGCTTTCGTTATCCTTCAAAGTTTTATCAACAACAAAATCTTTAGGGAGTCGGCCTAATGAATATCTATGCCTGATCACAAGATATTTTATGCAAAGCAAAACACCAAAAATAAATAACAATAAAGCTATATCATTCATCATATACCGCACCGGTGGCTATCGATATCTCAGTGCCGCTAACATGGTCAGGATAGGTAAACCTAACAGTCCACATGGTTTGTTCAATCTTGTTCTTGGCAGTACCTATATATTCTGTGGCTGAAAAGTAGATGTCACTTGGCAGTGTAGTGGTGTTGTCCACGGTAAATGGCCCAGGCTCTATAGTTGTTAGGTCGGGGTCAGAGTAGACAGGTTTGTCAAAACTTAAGGAGTACATCACCAGTATCCAGTCTCGCGGCGTTGATCATTTTCATGCTCGGGATTAAAGTCATTTTCCTGCTGACTTATAGCATATCTCAGCATCATAAGTCCATATCGGCTAGCATCTAGGGCGTCATCGTTCAGCTTGACTATTTTACCATCTTTGCGGTGATAGAGTCTAAACTCCTCTAGCCAGGGTTCGCAAGTATTGAACACCTTCCATCTGCCCGTTCTCATTCTGTCTAATATATCGGCAATTCCAGGCTCTACGTTATTGCTGCCATTCTCAAAGGTGGCCCTGTCTTCCAGCATAGCAACATCACATTCACTGTATAATTCTGCTAGCCGCTTGCCGGAACCTTTTTCATGATTAAGGCCATCGTGTGGCCACGCTACGGGAATCCAGCTATTCGACTTATTGATGATAATGCAGAACGGAGAGACTTCCATCTGCCGCTCTTTTACCAATGCTCGCACGTAGATAATATCGCCATCACGATCATAAGCCATATCGACCAAGGCCTGCGGGTGATCCCAGCCAAAATCTAAGCCTCTGATTCTTGGCCAGTACTTGGGTATCTCGAATGGTTCACAGACTATTCTCTCTTCCGATATTGGGTATATCCTGCCACTGCCTAACGCCGGTATGCCCTTAGTCCTGGCATCTCTTTCATGCTCCGGATAGGACGCAATGATGGCGTCCTTTTCCTCTTCCGTGTAGTGATCGGCATCGTCAATGGTCATTATGGTCAATGACTGATTCTTATGCGGCTCCTGGTAAAACTGCATAACCACTTGAGTCATGCCTTTGAGTGGCGTGAAAGTCATCCAGGCAAATTGACCTGCCTGCCCATTGTTGGTACGGGTTAGCCCTTCTGTGTAGATATCAGCGGGCGGCTCTTCGTCATACCATATCCAGTCGATAGTCTCGCCTTGGAACTTTTCCCGCCCTTTTTCGTAAGACTTGAAGAATATAAGCGATTGACTACCAGATTTGTGCTTAACCTTGACGTGATCGAGTAGATCAGGAACGCCCATAGCTTTCTTGTAGCTCAGTATGTGGTCATGGGGTATAGATCCTGTTCCTATGAGGGTAACGTCCTGCATACGGCCTACCAGGAGCTTCTGTGTAGTGTCTCGGATGCACTCTCCGGAAACACCACATACCCAGCCTACCGTGGCCTTGGAGAAGCGCTGGCCTTCCCAGTCTGCCGGATATAGTCCAGTGGCGTGAAAGGCTGCTTCCATGGCACCACAATATGACTTGCCGGTCTGATTGCCTGCTCCAAGACAGCGTTCGGAGTATCGCCTGCCATCAGCATGAAACTGCCGTTGCTTAGCGTAAGGCTTGTAGAAGAAACACTGATTGCCAGCTTTGATTTGCTTGTACTGTATGATGGCTTCAGCTATTTGTCGGGCTTTGGCTAGGTCTTTGATTTCTGACATTTGTCTAAATAAGCCCGTAGAATATCAGTTTCACTGTAACCTTCCCCATCGAGCACTTCCATTTCATCTCCTTCATATTCTTCCACTGCCATTCTTATGGCCTTTTCTAGCTTTTCATGATCGATATCAGTCATCTTTCACCTCATTTGGGTCTTTCAGCAGATTATCTACAATTTTCACTACTTCTGGCCTAAAAATAACCCTATATACCTGGTATCTTATATCTCTACTAGTAACGATATCTCTTTCAACCATCTGTGCTCGTATCCAAGCACGGGCATTTTTATCATTTCCAACCTCTATAGACAAAAATGACCAGAGATGGCTATCCATTGATATGCTGACTCTTTTGCCGTCTCTATTTTTACCATCTATGATTTTCATTTCTACAATTATCTCATGACCAGCATTTTACCACACATTGCCTTTAGCTATTGTCATACCGGATAGTGATAGGTAAATACAATTGGGATATTACCGGATAGATTAGTACTATGGCTATACAGTCAAACAAGCGGAGAAATGAAGATGAAATACTTATTATATACAGGTGATAATTACTCCCAACTCGGCGGGGCAGAGGACTTTAGAGGGATGTTTGACAGCCTCGACGAGGCGAAGGCCCAGGTTTCAAGCCCTAAGTATGAATGGGCGCACATCACTACGCTGGATGCGCCAGGCACGATTGTTGCGGAATGCTTGGAGCGTAGCGGTTGCGGCTGGGTAGCCTAAAGCTATGTTCTGTATGCCTAAGCTGATCAAATAACAACCAAAACAGCAGATTCCACTGCTACATTTAGTACTGCCCTGGTATATCTCGCACCTACCCTCTGCATTTGAGGGTTTTTGCAGTGGATTATGCTGGTAAATGGGCCATATGGCAGCAGATTCCACTGATAGGTTTTGGCTATTGCTTGGTAATGAAGCTATAGATAATTACAATTAGATTCTATCCGGTAAGATTGCTATAGTTAATACATAGACAACGGAGACCAAAGCAATGCAAACAATCGTACTAGCTCACAATCACTACAGCCAAGCACACCTAGAGGCTGTTAAAGCCAGCATGATAGAGCTAGGAGCGCCAACTATCCGGGTTTACGACCTAGGCTTTGATAACCTCTGCCAAGCTATAGAGGGCTGTCATAGGCTAAGAGCGTGTGAAGAGCTAGGCATTACACCTGTTTTAGAATATGTGGACTCAGAAGCCAGCCTGGAGAGCCTGGGGGGCTGTGATTTTGAGGGAGCAGAGAAGGCGTGTGAAGTAGGCGACTGGGAAAACTATCAAATCAGCGAGCAAGACATAGAGGACAACCAATGAACACCAGTAAAGAGTGGGCTAAGCTGCCTGTTGACCGCAAGATAGCGTTAATACTGTTAGCAGTAGTGATAACCGCCGGAATATTTCAGCTATTTTTATAGCTTGCCCACATCAACCCCATGCTCTTCCAGCAGCTCCTCTAAGGCCTCTAGGTTGTTTACGTCCAAGGTATGCTTAGTGGTCTGCTCTACGGTTTGGCGTTGCTGCCAGGTGTGTTTGAAGCGATTGCACATGTTAAAAATGAGGCTTGTGGCGTTAGCTTCTGTGTTGGCGCCGGTCGCGTGTTCCTTGCTTTTATCTTCCCACCAAGCTTGGCAAATTTCATGCCCTTCTTTTACGGTGGACGAAAATTGATCAATCTCTTCTATCCATCTATACCATAAATCCTTACTAACTGTATGGTCTTTAAAGCAATTTACTCTAACCCATACATCGCTATTGCCGTCACTGTAGCCAGCTAGCATCTCTTGTTGCCATTCGGTATTGTAATCTTCCGGATTAACTTTAGGCCTGCCTCTATCTGCCATGTCTTTATCTCATAAGTAGAGTACTAACATTATACCATATATTGTAATTATTTATGATATTGGCGGCTAAATCCCTTGTATCTTACCGGAGAGATTGTTATTATAGTTACACAGTCAAGCAACGGAGTAAACGGAAATGAACACAGCAACCTTAAACGAAAACATGAAAATGGCGAGCGATAAACAACTCTACTGGCTCAAGTTTTCTAACGGCGACGTAGTTAAGAACGTTAATAGTGACGGCTTCAAGAAGCCTGAGAATAGGGGCCGTCCTTTTAGAATCATAGTTTCTTGGGGAACAATGAGAGATATAGACAAGCGCCTAAACCCTGACTTCGGCACAGGGTTTAACCAGTACAGATAGTTTGCGCAAGTTGCATAACAGGACACCCGCCAAGGATGGCAAACTAAAGGCGTACAGCATGATAACTTATTATGATCACGACCAGGATAAAGACGTAAAAATATCCGCAAAACATAAAGCACAGGCAATGCTTTTGAGTGGCATACAAGTAGCATTTTCCAGGTTTAATGAAGGCGAATCAGCCGATCTAATCCAAATGACTGACCGCGAAAAAACGTTAGTTTTGGATCAAATGGATAAGCAAATGGGTAGAGTGGAAAAGATGTTTGGTTTTGAGCCCGGTTCCTGGATGAGGGGATGTTGATAGCTAAACCCTATCACACCCGCAGATTGCTATAGTTACTACATAGACAACAACAACGGAGTAAAACAACATGAACGCATACGAAGTCAGAACATTAGAAGACAAAGATGGCGAATTCTACGCAGTGGGCATCGAAGGAGTAGCACACCATTTGCTGACTTCAGAAACCAACCTAAAATGGGAAGCTAAAAACTTTTGCGACAACGAAAACAGAAACGAAATAAAAAGATATGCCTATCCGCCTGTCAAAGCCTCTCATCTTCTTTAGGGGCTTTTTTTCACTGCCATAGTTACTACACATTAACCTGGCAATCTCTGGCCTACTCTCACCTCTATTTGGGTAGGCCTTTCATTAATCCCACATATTTTCCGGGTAACAAATTCCTCATGCAAATGGCAGTAATGGCTTAGTATATTGATACCATTATCAGCTATGGCAGGCTTCTTTATTTCGTGATACTTGCAAAATCTAGCCTTGCCATTCTCTGCACGGCTGCTATTGCTGTGGCCATGGCACCAAGGACCATCGGGAATATCTTCTGCTAAAGACTCGACAATGCCCCTCACTGTTGCGCTCTATACCCATCACAAATGGCATTAACCCCTCTTAAGAAAGACAGCGCTGGCCTTATATCCTCTTCCCAGTTAGAGCAAGTGCTTAATATCTGATATTCGCCTTCGGTCATGCCTACAAAGCTTAGGCCATGCTGCCTACAGCCACCGCACTCGTTGACGGTTATCATGGATAAATCTTTGTCCTTTGTCTTGATGCTCCAGCCGCAACTATCACAGTAGTTAAAGTAGATTATATGTTTTGTTAGCTCTTGTACGTTCATGTTTCATTCCTCTTTCATCAACCAAGCCCACACATCTTTATAATTCGATTCGTCTAGTTTGCCATCTTCCATATCATTAAAAATGTTTGGCCCCCAAACCTTAATATAATGGAAACCAGGCCCATCAGGAGAAATAGTTAGCTTTCTTTCTCCATTCCACCATTCAAGCAGTGTTCCGCCATCGATAGCGATAAACGGATCCTGAAAGCAAGTATGATCAAATTCGTCTTTAAGTTGGAGTAATCCTTGATATAGCTTATTCCGCTGTAAATCTTGCGTCTGTCTAGCTGCCTCAGCCAAAGCTTTTACATTCTCTTTATAAACATCTTTATACTTTTCTTGGGCTGAATCTACTATCTTCTCCCAGTTCTCATGCCTAGCATTTTTTGCATGTTGCACGCACCCCATCAGCACTATATCAAAAAAAGGACGATTGTGTTTAAACCAATAATTAAGCACTTGCGTACTCCGTGTTGATATAATTGAGACTTCCTTAAGGCTATTAAAGCCTGCCTGTTTAGCGGCTTGTGATGCTGTCATAAAGGGTAAACCTGGCTACAATGATTATACGATTTTCTTTTGTGAGAAAGGCTCTATCTTCGTCAATTTCTGGTTTCAGTCTCCAAAATATCTCAGTCCCCCCATACGGCTTTTTAGAACAATAATCTTGCCAGAACTCAAGCAGAGCTATAGCTTTAGTGGGTCCGGTGCCATGAATATAATAATGTGAATATGGGTCTTTGCTTTCATCATATTCAACGTCTTCTGCTACTGGAGCCGATGCCAGCCCATATGACTCTTCAACTACTTTATCGTCGTATTTTGCAGTACGCTTGCCTGTGATTATTTCTTCTATTTGCGATGCCAAATCTTTCATACAAAAAGCCCATCCGGGTCAGACTCTATTATATTGGCTATATCGGCAAATGTGTATTTATCCTCATCATTGTTTGAAGTAAGACTATCACCAATATATCTGCCACTCGGACTTTTCAGGCCTAACCACTCTCTCACTTGATCATAGCCACCGCCAAGATTACCGCCTTCCAGATCGCCATCATCCGTTTTTAACTTTATCCCTGTTTGCTCTTGATAAACTCTACAAGCTACGTCAAGGCAACAATAACCATCGCGCACCTCTAGACGTCCGTACGTCTGCTCATACTCGTCAGATCTTAGCGCATCGACCCATAGCTGGGCGTTTTTGTTTAGCATGTTGGTTCCCCTATCCGGCTTGACGTACTCTTTCTCTCATAGCTAGCACGACTATTAGCGTCTACAGTTTTAGCGTATCAGCCTACGCATTCTCTATCATAAAACTGTTTAGCTATTCTTCTTCCTTAGATATATCTATGTGTATTTTAATGTCAGATCCATTTTTATCGTCACTGTTTAGCATTGCATCATTATCGCCATCAGCCAGGGCGCAGTAAGTGTAGGCATTTTTTAATTCATTAACCGCGTAATTCTTAATTCTTTCTAGCACTTCATTTTTCATAACATACCCTTGTTTTTGATTAGGTTAGGTGAGAGAGGCTAGGCGCTACTCTAGCTAGGCGTTTTCCTTCTGCATAACAGAACAGCTATCCCGCGGTAATAAGGTGTTTAACCTTTTAGCGCTTCGAGGATGGCTCACCAGGGCCGTTGTGTTTTTAAAGAGGTTCGCAGTCCTCTATCTGTGTGTCTGCGCTAGTGTCGGTTAAATTGAAACTTGTCTATGAGGATCTATTTTGCCGCTCACCTTTCCACACCGCTCTCTCATTGTTACAGGGTTGCTAGTCGTCTCGTGGCCCTGCGCCATCTCATCACGCCACTAGCTCGGCGGCTATCGTTAGCCCTAATCATCAAGCTAAGCCTGTCCACATCCGGGCAGCTCGAACACTTATAATAGCAAGCTACTTGTCATTATCAAGCATTTACTATGATTATTTGATGATTTATTGCTATTGGGGGTGGTGAGTTGATAGGTAATTACAATGGCGGGAAGTACTTGTCGTTATTTTAATCTTCTTCTAATTCCTTTAGTGCGCGCCTTTGCAGCATGGCACCAAAAAAGTGTAGTTCGGAGATATCCATATCTGTGGTGCATGACCGATAATAGCCGTTGCTGTCTTTGTAAATAACAGCCAAATTAACAGCTTTATGCTCTTTGATCTGATTGGAAACATCTAGCAAGACTTGCTCAGCGGTAACTTTATCGTCAATGTAAAGTACTTCTACTGTCATACTGGACGCCATTTTGGTATGTTTGGGGTTGTCTTGTCTTTGTCGTATTCGCCAATTATTGATGCCAGCTTATGCATGTAATCGTAGTTTTCATTTTCATTATGCACATGGTGTAGCCTTTCCCAAATCCACTGTAGAAATTCCTTATCTTTCATATTGGACTCACTTTGAGTTGATAGAGGCCCGCATCATAGATATTCATACGCCAATTAATATTATAGATTGGTCCGGATATCTCATTTTTTAAGTTTTCAACTGAAAATTCATTATGTGAGAAACTGATTTCTGGGAATTGTCGCCAGACAATATAAACGTCACGTTGCCGGATATCATGTCCTTCAGGCTTTATGTGGGAACAGGCGTCAACCATGTTTATAATTTTTTCAGTTGCGGCTGTTTTTAATTTGTCCTCGTTGCAGACGCCTTTATGGCCTATTGCGTATGTCTTATAAGCGTTCATAAATTGGTCTGAGGCACGGGAAGGGCCAAATATGTTGTATAGTTTGTAGCCTCCCATATCATTAACAACATTATCCCAAATAGCATCGGATGGTTGTTTATTTATAGCGGCCCTGCCATGCAAACAACTAACATAATCCTCAATGTCAGATATTGGCTCACCAAATCCCTGATCTCTTAACTCTCTTATTGCTGTTTTATAACGATCTATTTCTTTCATCTGTCACCTCTTTTTAGGTATCTTTGCGCCACGCTTACGGGATTGTGAGATATTGACCGCCGCAGCTTGTTGCATGGCTTTGCCTTCTGAGCTATGACCTCCCCCGTCTATCGCGGTATTAGCCTTGTTTTTGGCTATCTTGCCGGTCGAGGTCTCGACTACCCTGAATTTGTTGCCGCGCTTTTTGGCTGTGACTGGCATAACGTATCTTACTCGCTAGATATGAGCTTCAGAGGATAAGCTTTCAACCTAGCTCGTTTTTCGATTTCTACACTTGGTTCCTTAGCCCTAGATAGATCATAAATTTT